AAGCTGTGGTGGTGGCTTCTCACAAGGTTGATTTCTGTGGGAAGTGTAAAACATTGGGCCACCCATGTTACAGCACTCCCAAAGAAGCTGTTTCATGTTTGTCTCAGCACACTAAGCGGTGTGTTGAAGCTAGGAAGCGTCGTTCACAAGAAGCTGTTAAGACCATTACGGCACCTGGTCATTGTTTGCGATGCGAACTCGCACGAAACATCGCCAGAAAATTGAACGGTGCGACCTTTGCACCTGTAAAACTCCCAAAATCTCCTATGGAAATAGGAAAGAAAAAGGCAAATGCTAAGAAAAATGCCCCTAAAAAGGGCAAAGCTAATGCCACGGCAGCTGAAGCAGTTATTGGCAATACTCAACGCCATGTTTGTAAGAGGTTTATTATGAAGGATGGGGTACTCACTTGTAAAACTCCCAAGTGTGGTAAGCCTGCTCCGGCAACCCTTCCTGAACGTGCGGGTGTAGTTAGCCCTCCACCTAGTGTGGTTAGCTCAAATCAAAGAGCAGTAAAAGGGGGTAGAACATTCCCCGCCGATTTGCCCATGACTGACTGTTTTATAGTTGCTCGAACTATTAAAGACGGCGCAGAAGTCTACGAAAAGGTAGGCACCATTTCCAAGGTAGGGAATGGGTTTCAGTTGTTGACGCATACAATGCGTACTTCACCACGCGCTACCCACATTCAAGTCCCCCACTACAATGGGTTGAATAATGACCATTATATCCCATTGGCTTCCTTAAAGTTTTTACACAAACGCCCTGTTCATAAGGGCGGTCAGCGAACTCATGCTGATGGTCGTATAGAAGATATGGACGCCGAAGATATGTGGTTCTTTCTGGCACCAAGCCAGGTTAAGATGACGGGACTAAAGATGTCTACCATCCAAGACGGAGAGTCATGGTATGGTTATGTGTCTGGGTGGTGGAGTTCAAAACAAAGACATGATGTCGCAATGGGCCCTTGTGTTGGCCCTAACATGTTTTTATCAACTGAC